ATATTCACGGGTGATGAATGAACTATATAAAGATAATTTAAGAGATACTCATTGGCTCGGTGAAGTCGTAGATAACGTCGACCCTGATAATCTTGGAAGATGTAGAGTAAGGGTGTTTGGTAAGTTTGACTTATTAGAAACTGATAATATCCCATGGGCAACTCCTATGAATAGAGATAATGTAGGCTCTCATCACACTCCCAATATAGGCGACGTCGTTGCTGTTAGGTTCGACAACGGAAATATATACCACCCAGAATATTGGTTTCAAATCAATCAAAATAAAGAACTTAAGGGTGAGGTGCTAGATTCGTCAGGAGAACCTGAAAATGTAGTTTCCCTGGTATATGATGCTAAGCGAAATATTAGGATATATCAATCAGATGTTGATGGCTTAGTTATAGCACATGGAAAGGACGGTAAAAATTCTGAGCCACTTATTAGATTATCTGATGACGGTAAGATATTTTTATATGGCGCTAACATTTATATAGCAACTCCAGAAGGAGATGACTTCAATGATATGGGTAATACTAGCCAGCCTGCAGTGCGCGGTGGAAGTTTAGAAAAGTTTCTTACTGATTTTATAGATGATTACGCAAAACACATCCATCCGACAGGAACAGGACCTTCAAGCCCATCAACTGAAGCCATATCGTTTAAGGCATCAAGCACTTCAAAACATAGAAATTATCAACAAGACAGTAAGTCTACAAATGCTAACGAATAATGCCCGCAAACTGGCCAACATTTATAACAAATGTCACTGATTTTATAGTTGACGAAGTTGCTTCTAATGAACCGACTGCAGATGCGGGAGCAGAAGCCTTTGGGGAATTCGTAGCTAATGAATATTTTTCTGCAGTAGGAACCTCAACAACAGTATATGGACAATCCCACGAAGCTGGACTCATAAACCCGCTAGTTGATTCATATAAGGCACAATTTAAAAGACTTCTTGGTGAAGACACTACAGGCGATGGCGCACGCGATACACAACCAGATATTCCAAATAATAATCAAGTAGATTCTTCTGGAAAAGAAATAGCGTTTAGTGGCAAGAAAAGCGATCCAAGCAATCCAAGCCCAGCTGAACCAGATCCAGAGTATGCAGATCCTGATACTACTGAAGTACCTGAACCTGTAATAGACCCTGAAGAAATGGCTATATTTTTAAATGAATATAGTTCTACCTATGATTTATATACATATAAATATTTTGAGTTTCGTTTAAATGGAGGTGAAACAATAGAGGAGTTATCTAATATAATATCAAATAGGATTTTATTCTCTTTTCTCTTAGAAGGCAGCGGAAGTAAACGTGAAGATATGTATCACTGGATTTCCAGCTTTAATTCTTGGCAAACATCTACAGAAAACACAAGTCTTAATAATAGAAGAATAGCTTTCAAGGAGAAATTGTTAGATTCTATTGCTGCTAATGGGTATGATGCAGAATCTCTTATCGATAGCGTAAAGTCTAAAACGCTTGAAAAACTTAGAGTATCGTATGAATTAGAAACAGTTACTGAAATATATGGTGCTGCTAGTGGACTACCACCTAATATGGAATATAATATAGGTGCAAAAGATTTTAGAATTAGAGTGGTTCAGGAGGAGTTTGACGAAGATAACGATTCTGATGACTATATAGTTTCTCCTATTATGACAAAAGAATTTATAACATATTTTTCAGGTAAACCAGGTTTAATAACATCTTCGGATTGGGATGCTGGTTTAGTAGAGAGTCGATATATCAATGCTGAACTTAAAAATAAGTGGGGCAAGGTTGAAGACGTTCAAAGTGCTGACGATGTTGTTAGTAAAAAAAATAGAGGAGCGCCTTATATGTTTACTAGACAGAGAACTGTGGATGCTCTTGCTGGAATTGAAAGCGGAGATGCTGGAGAGGATCCATATGAATTACTTGCAGAGGCTACCATAGATTATTGGAAGTCTACTGCTGAGCAGCCAATGTCCACGATGCCACCCGCACCCCCATGTGTATCATCAAGTCCTCTGCTTGGTAAATATATTCCAGTATATTGGGGTAATAAAAAGAAGTTGGCAGAGGGAATTAGAAAGGCATTAAACGCGGGTAAAGATTCTAATAATAAACGAGAGGCTGGACAAATGGTTGCGACTGCTCTTTCATTAGCATATGCCAGACACCTAATGTCTCTCAAGTTTATTTACTTAGGAGGTATTCCAGTTCCATTCGTTCCATATATACCTATGATTGGTTTTGTGCCAAATGTCTTCTAAAAATTAGATATATATACTACGATATTACAAATTAAATAACCCTTAAAAAAACAAAAAATGTCAAAGGAAACCGTTGTAGATTACAACACACCCGACCCAGATTTCGACTGGGCAGCGCACGAAGCAGATTGTCCATCAGCAAGGCGTAGCAATACAAAAGCAAACAATGGTATAAAGTTATATTGTACCGAACCATACGCCAAAGAAGCAGCAAAGCTGTATGACCAAGATTTTAGTGAGCGCAGCAGAGTAATCGACGTTCGACTAAACAAGTCGTATGAAGGAACTGTAAGTTCTATTGACGTTGAGTGGTGTAGAATTAACATTGGAGCTAGAGATGACGTATATATTGATATGGCAAAAGAATCAGAAGAGTACAAGGAATTACTCAAAGTTGGCGAGAAGGTTAACGTGCAAATCATAGAGTCTAGCGGTTCTAAACAGAAAAAGTACATATTAGGTTCTATTGAAGCTGGTTTTAAGCGAGCGATATTTGATGAGATACTTGATAGCGTAGAGAATTCTAAAACTGCGTATAATGCTACTGTAAAAAGCTTGATTCCAGGTGGAGGTTATATTGTAGAGATACAGGGTATAGAGTGCTTTATGCCAGGTTCTTTGGCTGGAATTAATAAACTACATGACTTCGAGTCTATATTAGACACTGAAATGTATGTCGTTCCCATGAACTACTCTCCAGAAAGAGGGACCATTGTCGTTTCTCATAGAGAGTATTTAAAGGCTATGATTCCTACTAAAATTGCTGAAATACAAGAATATGAAAATGGTGTGGTTGTTAGAGGTATTGTTACTGGATCTGCTAAGTTTGGAGTATTCTGCGAGTTTAACGAGTGCTTAACTGGTATGATTCACATAAACGATTTAGATGAGGAAACAACAAAGAGACATCGTTCTAGAGATGTTAAGCCTGGAGAAGAGATTGAATTCTTTATTAAGAAAATTATATCTGAAAATAAGATTACACTGTCTCAAAAACCAGTGGAGCCTGTTAGCGATCCATGGTACAACGCGTCAGAGAGGTTTAAAACACCAATTGACATAACTGGAAAGATCAGATCTGTAAAAGATTATGGCGCCTTTGTTGATATTGGAGAAGGCCTTGTAGGTTTACTGCATGTGTCTGAATTCCCTGAAGGATTTGATTTGAATAGTTTAAATAAAGGAGAAGACATCACAGTCACAGTCACGAGAATCGATGAGGAGACTCGTAAGGTTTTTATGGAATTATAATAGATATATAGATTAACAATAAACAAAACAAAATTATTAAAACATGAAACTCACAGAACAAAAATTAAGAGAAATCATTAGAGAAGAGCTTAAATCAACCGGCAAGGTAGATGAAATAGCTCCACTAGTAGCGATGGCTGCAAGACAAGCAGCGGCTTCGGCAATTGCCAGTAAGGTATCGGAAAAGTATAACGAAGGTTTAGTACCTGAGCCTAAAGAATTAGTTGGTTTGATTTCAGCTTCTGCTGACGTCTATCATGCTGATGACGATGATTCACATACGTCTGAAGGGTTTATGGGAGCTGCTAAAGAATTAGTTGAAAACGCGCTGGCTAAGATTGCTACTGATGTTGCAACTGATGCTGCAAAGGATGCTATTGCTAAGAAGGTTGCTGCTAAAGTAGGCAAGTAGTTTATAGTATACACTTCGTCTTATAATAATTTAATCCCGTTCGAAAGAGCGGGATTTTTTATGTTCAAAAACTAAGATATATAAACCAACTCAAGTTATATAAACTCAAATGAATCGATTTAAAGACGCTGAAATATTATCTAAATGCAGGGTTGGTGTAGAGTTTGAATTTTATTCGAACAAGGACATTAAAACTACAGCAAGAGAACTTGCAACTTTACTTTCTAAAAAGGTTAGAGTTGAGGATAAGGCACATAGCGATTTTGTTCCTACTGAAGAAGAGTTTAAGATAGAACCTGATATGAGTGGAGGAGAGAAGCTTATGGAGCTTGTCACCGGTGCCCAGGATTATAAGACTGCTAGACTTATGATTATACGAGTTTGTCAATGGATTAAAGATAATGGCTTTACAAACGACATGTCATCAATCCACTTAAATCTTTCATTTGATCCTGACAAAACAAACAATAGCAGGAGAATTATTAACATGAATGTTCTTAAGTTTATATTAGACTTTGATGAAGACGTTGTATTTGATTTATTTCCAAAAAGAGAAAATTCAGCATACGCTAAATCAATTAAGTTTGTAATTCCAAATTCTGAAACATTTAATATTGATGGTGGTTTAATTGACGAAAATAATTTCACATTCCCTAATTCAAAATACTATGGTGTAAACTTTGAGAAAAGAACAAGCAATTATCTTGAGTTTAGATACATTGGCGGTAAGGATTGGGAAAAGAAAACAGCTAAGGTATTGCATTTATTAGATTCGTTCTTAGTTCAATTATGGAAAAGTACTGAGGATAAATGGTTTAGCGGAACTAATGCTATAGAACTTAAAAGGATTTTATCTAATAATAGAAGAATTATAGATGCTAGGCTTGATAGCAGCGTCATAGAGAAGAAATGGAAGAATGTTGATTTCACAGTAGACTTGCATAAGGATAAACAGATAATAGACCTTCATTGGGCTAACATCCAAAAAAGAGTACTAAGATTGTTTACTCATGGAGCTCTTAAAAAGGGACATATAAACTATGACACTGATACTGGTAGGGTTCAAGTCAATGATGGAGAACTTTCGTATTGTGTCGAGCTTGATGGTTATGATTTTATTAATTGCGATATTAGAGGAGAGTTGGCTAATTGCGATATATTTGGGGGTAACCTTGATGGCTCAGATGTTCTTGGTTGTAATTTCTACAATAGCGCCAAAATATCTTCGACAAAACTTAAAAGTTGCTACGTCAGCGTTAATTCGACAGCTAAAGACTGTTATGTATATGGTAAAGGAATATTTAAAGGTAAAATGATAAAAGGTATTTTCAGAGAAGGTACTTATGATAAAAAAAGAGCAAGATTTGACGGCACTGAGAAACTCAGGTATGTTGAGGTATAAAATAATAAAAAGAGATGAGTAATATATTTTTAGGAGGTGCTAGCGGTATGATAACGGAACATAATTTCGGAGGTACGTGTATAGGTGACTTTGTACAGGAGTTGGCTGATGAAATCACAGGGTCATGTATGATTCCTATGCATCTTCCTACTGCAGAGGTTACAAACATAATTAAAAGAGCCAGAAAATGGTTCTATAAAAAATATGAGTACTCTGTTCAAGAGAATTTCCTTGTGATTCCTAAGGCTGCCTTCAGTACAACATATTTTAAAGCATCAAGAACTATAAATATGCCAGAAGGCATATATTCTATATTTGGAGTCCATAAGACAAATGCAAGCAGCTTAAGCGGTGACATTAATTTTACTGAAGGAGATTTTTCAGTAGAAAGAATGTTTGCGGCAAATATGTATGGTAACGCTGGAACTGCCAGTTCTGCAGAGGCTTTAGAATATTACGTCATTAACCAGAAATTCTTTGATTTGGCTAGACAAATATTAAATAACCCATATAGCTTCGATTATAATAGACTTAATAGAGCTTTAAGGTTTACTGGTGAAACACCAACGACTGATGTTATTTTGGAGGTTTATGAAACTATTCCAGACTGCGCATTATATGAAGATGAGCTATTCTTTAGATATGTTGCCGCAAAGGTTAAGATTTCTTTAGGTAATAAATTAAATATTTTTGAGTTTCAATTACCAGGTAATGTTTCTGTAAATGCAGATGCTATCCAAAGTCTTGGAGAGTCTGAACTTGAAACAATAATAGAAGAAATAGCATTTGATGAAGGAACTGACTGGATGATGCACTCATAAATAGGATATATAGTTATATGGAATTTTACATAAAGAAAGATGGAGACCCTAGATTTGATATAAGTCAGATGGAAATTGATGGAGATATTTCGGAGATATTGATTCAAATAGAGACTTTATTATTTACAACAAAGGGTTCGGTTCTTGGAGATCCTGCCTTTGGTTTAAATTTAGATGATTATGTATATTCGTTTAGATATAATGACAATATGTTGGTGGGTGTAGTTAAGGATGCTATCTCAAGATTTGTACCACTATCAAAAAAATATAAAGTAGATGTAACTGTTGATTTTACTGATGAGGTTGACAGGCACTTAGTATTTATTAGTATCGTAGTTGATTCTAGATATCAAGTTGGCCTCTATATATAAATTATTAAGAAATTAAAATGGCAGAATTCAAATTTTTAGAAAAGTCTAGAATCAAGACAGTTGAAATGATAGATGATACACAATCATTTATCAGTAGGGTGTATGATAGAGCAGGCACTCTATTTACCTCAGCATCTCCGTTTGCACAGATACTAAACGTGTTAAACGAACTTACAACATTTATTTTCTACTATATTGAAAATGCTATGGTAGAGCAAAACATATTAACGGCACAGCATAAAGAATCTGTTTATGGTTTATCTAGGCTGGCTGGCCATGATCCGTTTAGAGGTTCTTCAGCTACTGGAGAAATCAAGATTAGATTAAATCCATCATCGCTCGATGAGGTTGCTGGTGATGCTATAAATATATTACCAAATTCTATGATTAAGATGGAGGCTAACGGTTTAAAATATACAATGCTAACAAACTCAGATAAATTTAGAATAGCGAAAGATTCAAACACAGAAATAAGAATTCCTATAATACAAGGAACTATGGAATCACAGACAGTAACCGGTACCGGTGAAAAGTTTCAATCATTTAACATTATAACAAAGGCAAATACAGATCATAACGCAGTAAAAGTTTCGGTAAACGGGCTGCCTTGGGAGAAGTTTGATTCTATATATGATATGAAGGTAAGTACTAACGGATTTATAGTTAAAACTGGTATAACTGGTGGATTAGATGTTTATTTTGGAAATGGAAGTTTTGGTAATGTTCCGCCTTCTGGAAGTTCTATAGAGATAACTTATGTTACAACTGAAGGAGCTAATGGCAATCTAGTTAATCATAAAAACTTGACGTTTAAGTTTGTTGAGGAAGGATTTGATAGCGTTGGAAACTCATATGACCTAAATGAACTTATGGTTGCTGATGTATCTGTTGCTCCTATGCTGGGTTCAAATCCAGAAAGTATAGAGCTTACAAAACTTATCGCACCCCTACAATCACACTCTTTTGTACTAGCAACGCCTGATAATTATGAGGCATTTTTAGCCAAGTATGGTATGTTCTCTTATTTAGACGCGTACAATACTACAGATGATGGCTATTTAGATGATGACAATGTAATATACCTATTTATGTTACCTGATGTTAAGCGCAAGATAAGTGGAAACAAGGATTATTTTAGTTTTGAACCAGATGAATTCTTCTTTAGCGCAGAGGAAAACAATTCAATATTAAGTTTACTTGAAAAATCAGGTAGACAAATGCTTACATCAGAAGTTAAGATTGTTCAACCATCCCCTCAATATTTTAGAATGGATATTAAGGTAAGGTATTTTGAAGGATATGACAAGCATACTATTTTTAACAATATAAGATCTAGCATTTCTGATTACTTGATTAATATAACTAGAAGAGATAGATTACCAAAATCCGACATTGTTGCTATTTTAGAGGGTGTTGAAGGTATAGATTCTGTAAACGTCAGATTTACAAGTAAGGCTGAAGAAGAGGTTAGGAGAAACGGATATTATACTTCTGAAACTGTTACAGTTACTCCGTCAACCCCAGTGCTTGAAGGCATAGGTAATGGAAAACAAAAGTTTGTATTCTTTAAAAGAACGGTCAGTTCAAGAATCATTAATTTTGAACCTGGAGCTGCACTACCAGAAAATGTTATAAACTTAGATTCATTTGGAGATATTCTATTAGAAAAAGACGAGGTTGCCCTGTTTAGAGGCGGCTGGTTAGATAGGGATGGTATTATAGTGGATGATAAAGCAGTTCTTGGAGAAATGGGAGCTCTTTCAGTTTACTTTGATGAGCCTTCTGTACCTAATACAACATTCCGAAAGATACAGTCAAAAAATAGAAAAAGCATATAATGGCTAAGTTAACCGATAATTTATTTAAAAGTAGGCGTTCAAAAGTATACCAAATAACTGATACTGTTGCTGATAACAGGAAGCATCTTCCTAATAATTACAGAACAAATATACTTAAGAATGCATTATCGTCGCATATTTTTAGAAACAATCAGATGTTTGATTTCATATCTTATATTCAGTTTGTTGTTGCTAACTGGGTCGACGGAGTAAATTCAGTAAAGGTGTTCAAATCTTTCACCGTAAAAAAAGACTATAAAAACGTTAGATAATGGCTAAGTATTCAAATCTTAAATTCTTTGATAGTAATTCAGATGAGCTGAATCTAACATATGACTCGACTGGAGAGACATGGCAGGGTATTGTATATTTACCTGAAGTTTCTACAGGTCTTTATGAAACCTTAACGGTTTATATATTGCAAGAAACTATTGGTAGCTTGGGTGAAACCAAATATGTTACTCCTCTTGCTGAGACATCCTCTGCTAATAATAATATTCAGGTTAGCTTTCAAAATGAATATGATTCTAGCGAAAATATAATACTATACAGTTCGGCCATGGAAGATGGAGAACTATATATCAAAACGGATAAGTCTCAACTTAAAACAAGATTAGCGTCATCGACTTCTAGCACAACAAACTCAGATGGTTTTCGTATAGTTTCAAGCTCTTTAAAGAGCGAGCCAATCCAAATAAATGTCGCTTTAAAATCTGATGAAGAGACGTATCATAAAAGGACATTGCTAATAAATGAGATAAATGCTACTGGCACAATAGTAAACAATATTGCTACAATTAGAGTATATGGTGAAACTGTTGGAGAGGACGAGAGATTAGAGACATTACTTTCAAATATTGGCATGTCACTTTCGCCGACTGATCACTTTGTATTTGAAGATGCTGATATTAGAGAGTCAAGTCCAGATTGGAAACTTATAAATAGAAAGAGAAGAGAACTTCTTTTAGAGGCTGCAAATATTAAACCATTTATTGGTACGTATAAGGCTCTTTTAAATGCTATAAAATATTTTGGTTACGAGAATATAACTCTTACTGAATATTGGTTAAATATAAATGAAACTGCTGAAAACTTCGGTAAATTAAAAGCAGTTGCTATTCCAAATCAAGATGTTAAAGGATTCTTAGCCGCTAAAAATTCAACAAGCCAACTTCCAAACTCGAATCTAAAAAAGACTTCGAGATTTTCATTAGTATATAGGCTAAATAATGCTACTGGAGAGTACGATGAATGGGACATCCCTAAGGTTAAAGAGGCACTCGACTTTTCACCCGATGAGGTTTTAATTAAATTATATGGTCTTAAAAATAGGTTGCAAAAGAGCTATATCCCTATGCAAGCCAAGATTGTAGACATCGTCGGAGAGGCAGATTACTTTTCTCAATTTAATATAAATACATGGAATAATCAACAGAATATTTCAACAGTAAATGAAGGTGTAGATGTTGGATATGAAGTTTTTCCAGATAGAGGCCTTTATTTAGAAGACTTAAGAAAAGTAAGCCAATACCTAACAGGAAAAGGACAAGATTTTAAAGAACTCGAGCAAACGGCATCGGGCGCGAATTGGCCGACTACAAAAGCATCGATTAAATCTTTTTATGGCGTGTATGAGGAGACTGATATGTCTACATTTTCAGATTTAGACATACCGGTAGGATGTCCAATCATATTAAAGGTTAATTCATTTAAAGATACATGGGAGGATTGTAAAGCAACATACGATGATGCTAATGATGGAATGGACATTACCCATGGAATTCTAGCATCAAGCTCATTACCAACTTCAGCAAATTCAGAAATTGGCCAACTCGTGTTACAAAATACAAGCGGTGTATATGCTCAATTATATTTTGACGGAACGAATTGGATTCCTTTTACTAACAGTTTTACATGGGACAAGTGGTGGCACAAAAATATATATGAGATCGAATGGAGGTTAATAGGACCTAATGGATACGATAGAACATTTAGAGGTCCTATCTCAAATGATGTAGATGACGCTAATCCAGGTAACACACCAAACCCTAAAGGCTACCGTGAATTTCTATTAACACTACCATACACTGGTAAATATAGTGTTGAGCTTGCTTTCTATGATTTGTATAATGTTCGTAGCGTTAAGTTTGATAAAGATGTGATAGAGGTAAAATCTAAAGAGGTTGAAACATATGGCATTACACAATCAAAGTCTCCTGTATTAAATTGGAACGGGTACCATAAGTACTTGTGGTCGACTGCGGGAGCAGACTGGGATACTGCTGCTGAAAATACATTAGAAGCTCAAGATTTTGTAGGCTCATATTACCTTACATTGGATAGGGCAAACTATGCAAATAGCGATAATAACTGGCAACACTCTACTGTAGTAAGACAAGAAGATACTACAAGCACTAGTGGTTTTTCTGAAACTGCAGGACCTTATGCATATAAGAATATGAAAAAGCACGATTGGAATGACGGAGAGACTATGTCTTGGGACATGACGCGGGTTGGTAGTGACATGCTAGCTGCGTTTAAGATAGATTTTGTGTATGGTAGTTCAGGCCAGCCAGGTTCAAATTACAAAACCAGGATAGTTGCAACCGGAAATGGAGTTACTGATTTGTACACTGTGATAAATTACCCAGATTCTATTACTGATATTACAAAATGGACTCTTGTTGAAACTGAACTAAATGCACTTACTTCTGCAGCAAACCCTTGGCTTTCTCAATTCACATACAACTTAGTGATTGATGATACTGATGATAATGGCGTTGTAGATACTTGTAAATATATTCTTGCTGTTGCAAAAAAAGACCTTACTACATTTCAAAGCGCCGTTAGCAATAATGGAATCTTTCCGCCAGCAGATTATCATAAGGTAGCTGTGACACATCACAACCTGCACTCAAGCTATAACCCGTCATACGTCGATACTAAGGTAATAAATCAACATGATATATACAATAAGTTAAACCATTTCACGTTCTCGTTTGATAACTCAAAAGTACCGGGAATTAAAACGCATGAATGGTCTATCAAAAATAATAACAAAAAAATCACAGATATATACTATAATAATAGATGGCTGACATATGTGTTCGACCAGAAAGGAGATTACACAATTGGCTTGAAATTAACCGACGTAAACGGGAACAAAATGGAAACATCAAAAAACATATTAACAATAAAATAAAACTATGGCAACTATTTATACAATCAAAGGAACAGACAGTATATCTTCCTCTAGGTTAAACATAAACGATAATTTCGATAACCTAAACACAGAACTTTCAAGCATCGCTGTTTTCTTCGGCATTACTGCAGGGAATCTTACTCTTGCCGGAATAGTGCAAGCTGCTAATATTATTGCGACATCTGCTATTACTGCAGGTACAACTCTTACTGTCACTGGGGCATCTACACTTAACGGAGACTTAATAACGGGTGGGAAAGTTCGTTATTCTATAGCATCAGTTGCTTCTGACCTACCAACCGCAACTAACTTTAATAACTCAATATACCAAGTAACTATTTCAGACCATACTTCTATTGTTTTGCATAGTGGAGACGAGGGACAAGAAATAGTGGTTAAAGCAATTGGAACTTCTGCTAAGAATTTAACATTAACTCCGGACTCTTCTAATATGCATGGCGTTGCTGGCGGTGGTATTATATTGGTAACGGGCGATGATACTAAAGACACTGTTGTATTAAGGTACTTTGCTTCAAAATGGCATATCATGAGTATTAGTTCTGGAGCTACTGTATCGTAATATTAAAAATTAAACCTAAATAAATAGATGGCTACACCACTAATAAGAATACCGAAAGCTCAGGGAGGTACAATGTACGCCTTCGCTAGCGCGGCAAAGGACCTCACTAGGGCATATTATAATCCAGACATAAACTTCGAATACTCAAAGTTTGCTTTGATTGATTTGCCTGTAGTTGACGCTCCTGGTGACGGTGCAGATAACTATATTCAATTTAATAAATTAGTGGCTGCGGCAGGTAGCTCCGGAAATGCGGGCTTGTATGATATAACTACAGTCACGGATGACAACGTTCACTTTGCTCAAACTTTTCAAAACTACGCTTTAAACTTAGAGAATTATATTCTAACTGACGATGACTTTGACGTTGCCCTTTATCAATCAGATGCTGAGAAAATATTCTTTAAATACTTAAACGAAATTGGAGCATTTAGAGCTAGAGCTGCGACAACAGAGGAGGCAGTAGCAGACTCAACTTCAAGTCATTTGGTTGAGGTGAATAACTCAACAACTGCAGGTACTCAATATTCTAGAGTTGTAAAATATATCGGCGATATAGACGTTTCAAACGACAAGCAATATGGTGGAGAAACATATAACGAGATTTTTATAAACGTTCCATCTTCTGTTGGAAACACTCCAAATATTCTTTTTAAAGAATCTAACTATAATACGACTGCTACTTCATATATTCCTCTTACCGAATATATAAATGGTAGGAGCGGTCAAACCCATCCAGACCCTAACTTGAATATGGAGGCTATTGCAGAACGCGAGGTCGCAGCAACCCCTGCGCCTGCAATATACAATATTGACGAGTCATCTATAGATTCAGCGCAACATTGTGGTATTGAATGGGAGGCTTCAGCATACGCTAAAATAGCAAGTGACACTAAACTAAATACTTTATTCGATTATTCAAAAAGAGGTGGAGACTTTAGATTTAACGCAGTTTTAGTTTATTACGACATATATTCAAAATCTAACCCTGCATTAAAAGCTACAAATTTATATGGAGTTATTTTATTGGATAACTTTCTGGCATCAGGTGCAGCATCTTATATACCAGAGCTTACTAAGAATAAACCAAATGATATAACAGGTCTTAACGGTAATTCATATGCTTTGAAATTGAATGTTAAATTTAACTCATCGCTTGATAACGTTGGAGTCGAGAGTAATATCAATGACTACACCACGTTTTCTATGGATTTATTCTTCGACACAACTTCAACACTTGAGAGTGCTGCTAGTTTATTAAGGTCAGCAAATGATAGATATACTAAAATTGCAGCAAGGTTAGACAGTATGGAGACCTTATTACTAACGTCACCGCAGCTATTAGACCTTAGCACTAAAATGACAAAACTACAAACTGATGTAGAGAATGCATCGTTAAATTATGCAGACTCAACATCATTATTAGACCTTATAACAAGCGCTAATAATAGAATTAATTCATTAATATCTGGTGAAATTGAGGCTTCAGTTCAAGTAAACACTGACGTGATACAAACACAAGCGAATAGCGGTATTGAGGTAACACGGTCTACTGCGGATAACACTATAAAACTAAAAGCCGTTAATGATGGGTATACTCTTGCTGGCGGTTATATTTATGATATTAGCAGTAACGTCGTTGGAGCGGAAATGACAACAGCAAATCTATTTATTCCCAATCAAGCATCAAATAAAGGTATTTGGCACAGTGTTAGGCCATTTAGTAATTTATTAAGAATACACTCTACTGCATCTGGTACTACTAACGATAATCTTAATATATACTTAGACGATACTAATAACGGTTGGTCAGATGGTCAAGTTTTACGAATAGCATTTAGAAATGATATGAAATTAGCAGCTACTAAAAATATTAAAATCTTCACAGACAAAACAAGTGGAGCATGGGACGCAGATGCTAAAATAACAATATCATCATCTGATAGGTTAAGTATTAGAGACTATATTGAAATTATCTGCGTTGATGCAGTAACAAAAACATTTGAATACGATATTCTTAGATAATAAATATGAGCGCTAACAATTCAATATCACAACTACTAGAACAATTTCTAGAACTAAACACGAACTCATTAGAAACGTTTGAACGAATCAATGAGGCTATAACGACTGATAAACAAACAGTTGTTATAACCCTATATGATCAGAAGACTGGTACAATGAAACCTATTCAAATTCCAGCATTTGGTTATCTCAAGAGAGAAATTGAAAGGCTCGATACGAACGTGAAATCTATAAGTGGACTGGACTCAGCTAACACAAATATTAGACTTAAGGATGGTTCTTATAGAAGAATACATACTTCAAAACTTAAAGGACCTTCAAAATCAATCACTTCACTTGCAGCACCTGTAGCATTTAACACAAAGTTAAACGATTTCTTCGAGGACTTTTTGAATCCACTACTAACTATCGAGTTAAATGTTAACAATCAAATACCAATAGAAACTGAAAGAGTTTATGTTGAACGATATTTATTTGACGATACTGATACAAATTCTGTTGAGGTGTTTAAGAGTAATTACGATACGTCTAGCAGTATAAATTATGCAGCATTCAAAAATAAATTATCAAGCGAGAACGTTAAATTCCATCTAGATTCTAACATTATAGACATGCCTATTAGAAGTCTTCAATATTCTGGAGCCTTAGACGTTGTAGATATAGTTAACACTCAGGTTACTCAGATAGTTGATGGAGTGAGTCGTATCAAATCTATAAAGTTATTCACCTTAAATAAATTAAGTTATTCAGATTCATCTAAAACAATGAATGATACTGAGACTTTAAAGGTTGGTGATTCTTTAGCTGTAAATTCTGCTGCATATTCTACAAGATATAAAATAATAGGGATTGATTCTTCTAAGTCTCAAGTTGAACTTCAGCTAATTGAAGGGTTTGAGTCCGTTAAGCTTGGTGCTAAACAATTAAAGGTTTATAAAGGTATAGATAACGGAGCTAAGATTGAAATAAACATAGGATATAACGAGCGTCAAGTTATTTTTATAAAGCCGATCGATCCTGTTTCTAAAATAGCAGCAGATGAGTTTTCACCTGGCATCGGATTTTGGTCTAACAAACTGAAAATGTCTCTTGAAAATGGAGATAGCATAACACTTGCTAAATACTATAATGATGAGGTTGCTGATTTTGGACAATTTATTAAAGGTCTCAAAGTTGACTATATACCACCAGCTGCAGTTGCTCTAAAACCTAGTTCTCCTACTGTTGATGCCGCAAACTTTAAAGTAGTTCAAATTAACAAGCATCTTACGGATAACACAACAACTAAAAAGATTATAAAACTTAAGGCTGACAAGAAATCAGCAGAGCAGTCTATTAAAAAGACCGATGGAGCTATCACTAAAAAAAGAACTCTATTGCGTACTAGACGATTTAAGTCTAATGTTGAAAAGAATCAACATAAATCTGAGCTATCCTCACTTATAAATAAAAGATCTGATAGTTCTAAATTATTTGCCTCTCTTGTTAGCGATATAAAAGCTACTGCAGAATCTACTCAGGTTTCAGCAGTTAAACCAAAGTTTAGAACTAGAGGGTTTTGGGCTGTACCTGCTCCTAAAACGTATGGAGAAGAAATGTCACAGGACGTTATTCAATTTATTGTAAGATACAGATATTTATCAAGCAATGGTAAATCTTCGACTATTGAGCAGATTGAGTTTACAGATTCTACAAACCAAGTTACTAAAACTGGTGCCTTTTCAAACTGGATAGAAATAAAAACTTCAGTTAAAAAACGAAGGCTTAATGCAGAAACTGGTTCGTATGAATGGTATTTTGAAAGCGAAGAGGATGGACAGGCTATTAACTTTAATTCATTAGATATTTCATTATCACCAGGAGAGAGTGTTGAAATAATGGTTAAATCTGTTTCAGAAGCAGGTTATCCAGCAAATCCAATAACATCTGAATGGTCAGATCCGGTAAAGGTTGAGTTTCCAGAAGAATTTTCAATAGATTCAGTAACTGGAATGGTTGAAAGCAACGAAAGAGATTCTATTAAAGTAGAAATCATAAGTGATCTTGAAGCTAAAGGAGTTTATTCTCATATTGATGATATGACCGAAGATTTTTCACACACGTCTTCTTCAATTGCTTCAGGTTTTTTAAGCCCAGAGCAAAGCCCAATATCATTATATGATAAGTTGGTTGAGATGCAATTAGAGATTGAAAGATTAAAAACTGCTGCTGCTAACGCAATAGGTAAACTGGTTGTTAAGATTATAGATACTGCTGGAAACGCAACAGCGGTTCGAGCAAATTCAGTTGTAAAACTATTTGGAGGATATTACACTGAAGATGTTTCTAGCGAAACTGGCCACAAGGGCGAAATAATATCAAAAAACTTTAGAATCGAACTAAGCAATACTAAAGCTACTCAGCTTGAGTTGATTTCAATAATAAATGGAAATAGAGCAAGTGCTGCACAGGCATCTACAAACTCCTCGCTCTTTGGTTTAGGATCTGGTGCAATAGACAGCACAGTCATAAACAATTTACCATACCTATCGGAGGGTAGATACGATTTAGTTCCAGTGGGTTACCAAAACGTAGAAACAGGAGACTTAGATACACTAAATACGTTTAATAGATTACCTAGCCAATCGTCACAAACTAGAGGTCAATTTATATACTCTAGATACTTGAATATCTCAGGTGATAAGGAGCTATACTCACAAACTGTGAATTCTGCTACATCGGGGTTTACTCAAACTGAGCATGGAATTGACCTTGTGTAT